ACTATTGAGACTGCGAAAACAAGAGGTCTAGGACAGGTAGATACCCTTGTTCCTACGTTAGTAGAACTAGATATGGAAACAGGAATGGTTACAAAAGGTTCTACTCTCATTGATAAAAATGTGAAAGATAAAGCAGATGACATTTTAGAGCATATCAAAATATCTGGATCGGTAGAGCAAAAAGACTTGCGAAACTTGGTTGGTGGTTCAGGTTCACTTATATCCAGATCGATTAAACATTTATGTGATGAGCATAAAATTGATCGCACAAGAAAAGATCGATCCTACATTCTTACCTTACCTAAAAATCGCCTTGAAAGGGATCTGTTTTGAACGGATTTGAATTTCTTAAAGCATTAGAAAAAGAACAGGGTAAGATTCGTATTGAAAACAAACGAATCAAACTTACCTGTTCTAACCCACATTACAAACAAATGCTGTTAGGTGATCCACCTTTACGAAAACAAATTCAGTTACTTTTAGGTTTAACAATGGTTCGACCAGCTTGGACAGATACCCCTCTGTTTTTTGTAAATCATATTAATGAAGTGGAAACTTTACAAAACATGGGAATCAAGCAAGGAGAGATTTACACACAAAAAGAAAGAAAAGAACTTTTAAAACTCTCCAAAGAAGATGCCGCAAAAATAGGAGAAATTAAATTATCTCTGAACGGAACAGTGAAACAAGCTATTGCAAAGGATATTGAAGATGAAACCTTTTAAACAAAAAAGCCATGACTTTAAAGTAATATCTGTAGATCGTGTCGTAGATGGAGATACGATAGATGCAACTTTAGACTTGGGTTTTCGTATTCATATACAGCGCAGATTTCGATTAGCTGGATATGATGCTCCTGAAACTTGGCGACCAAAAAGTGAAGCTGAACGAAAAGCTGGAAAAAGAGTTAAACAATTCCTAGAAGAACAAATAGAAGTCCACAAAGAAAATCTTCGGATAACCACGACAAAAGATGCAGGTATTTACGGTAGATATACTGGAGTCTTATATGACCCCACTAAATCCGAGTCTATCAACACATCAGTTTTTGATTACATCATTGAAAATAAATTAGAGAAGGACAAGTTAGATGGGAAGGAATGATTGGCAAACACCAAAAACATTTTTTGACAAGTGCGAGAAAGCATACGGAACTTTTGATTTAGATGTGGCAGCAGATGCTAAAAATACAAAATGCAAAGACTACTTTACTGAAGAACAAAATGCACTTTCTTTAAATTGGCATACGCATAAAAACATTTGGTGTAATCCACCATATACAAATCTTATTTCATGGGTAAAAAAAGCATTAACTGAATCCACACAAGGATGCCAGGTGGTCATGCTTTTGCCCTATGGTAGATGGGCAAAATGGCATGAACTTATCTTACATAAAGCAGAAGTAGTTCGTGTTATTGGTCGTATTCAATTTGAACTTGACGGAGTGTCTTCAGGAAATGCACCTGCTTGTAACATTCTTGCAGTTATTAGACCGCCTATTGATGGATTTACTTACCCATATGGATTTACAGGAGCAGAAATTGAAGCGTAGCAGAAGTGCCATTGGAAAAGCGAATAGAGCGAAAGGACATCGAACTATGGGATATGTACGAGATTTGTTTATTCACCTATTAGGGTTAAGAGCGTATTTAGTTCACAGAGCAGATGGCGATCCTGAAAATGCAGATCTTATATCTGCCGATGGAAAAACATTATTAGCTGGAGTACAGATCAAATCCACACAAGAATTTCCTAAATGGATCGAAAACAATTTATCAGATGATGGATTCTGTGTACTCGTAAATAAAAGACAGGAGTCAGTCTTTATCGGAAGACTGCCAGAACAAAAATGAATGAATATCAAATTATAGATTCCAGAGATTTGCCAAAGTTTTTGTCAGAAGGTTGGGAATATTTTTGCCCTTGCCGACAGTACGGAATAGATAAATTAGGTATTTGGGTAAAAAGAATAGAAAACTGCTGTGAACCGCAAAATGACCCCATTTCTCAGGAAAACGACCTCATAGGACACCCCTAGATTAAGAGATCTCCACCTAACCTATACCATAGGGTTAGGCTGGAATGATAGGTTCAGGGTTTAGCTGTATTACCTTCCCTTGCGACTTTACAATTTGTCTATCTCGTTTTGTAGTATTCTCTCTCTCAAGCCATATATCAAACTCTACAAAGCCAAGTGTAGTCGGTGGCATGAACGCTTTTTCGACATATCCTGCCTTTCCTGCTCGGTAACTATTTACGAAACTCCCAGTAGCACAACTCCAGGAATGTAGTTCGTTAATATTTCCTGTAGGAGAGATAAAAAGTCGTGGTCTTTCTGGAGTCACACTCAATGTATGATCATGTCCTGTGGCAATTATGTTGGCATTAGCAAAGAACGCATTTTTTTTAGATCGGTTATTAATAGAACCACCTGGAGTCGATGCACTCGATCTGCCATACCCATGATGGATTACTATATTGAATTGATTTACAGTTTCTCTTTTTTCGACCGACAACAGCAGAATCAGAATCATCACTCCATCTGCATAATCAGTTTTAAGAATATCTGAGATACGTTCGTCGATCGTAGATCCGTCTGGAAATTCCCAAGAATGGTTGCCTTGCACAAAACCCCACAGCTTATCTTCAACTGGTCGTATACTTTTTACAAAATCGCCACTCACCATTTTTACATAGTTGCCTAGAATATCTCTTGCTTCTTCTCCTTGCGTTGAATCATCAAACGCTGCCAATAACTTTTTTCTGGTATTGGTATTAGAAAAAGATAAAACGTCCCCGACACAAATCAGTCCTGACTTGTCGGGGTACTTTTTCCACCGTTTTAAACCTTCATTCCATGCTCTTTTAGAAAAGGCGATATCATCCCAATGAATATCGCCAAAGAGTCCAATGTTAATTTTATGTTTTTCACCGTAATTTTTTAGCGTGACTTTCTTTTTAACAATCTGCAATTACTTCCTTTCACAAAAGGTTTCATACAAAGCGTTAAACTTGTCTTGCCATTTCTTTGTTTTCTCTGCGTCTTTCTCCTGGTACTTGGAAGCACCTATATCGCAAAATGGACTAACTGCTATCGTCTTTGTATTTCTTGCGCAGCCGACGAACAAAATTAGCATGAGCAAGACGATTAACAGCACGATTCCCTTTTTGAATAACATCAAGTTCATTTTGTAATCTTTCGATTTTGTGTTTTGCTCTCTCAACTCTCATAACATCTCTTCGCATTTGCCACTTGTCCATGACAGTTACAAGAGTTGAGAGGATGGATTTAAAAAAAGAACCAAGAATTGCAGACCACATATTATTCGTTTCGTGCCTTCCCTACGTTAAATCCTAAAAGGTTTACAAGGTCTGCTAACATTTGAGCAGCCCTATTGTCCGTATCATTGGGTGTCATAGATGCAACAACTGCAAATGCTCCAACTACTTTCAATACTACATCTGTAATTAAACTCCAGTTTTGCATTACATAACTTACGATATCCATTTTTACTTCTCCTCTATTTATAACTTCTCTTTAACCAACCATTGATATACTTTTTATTTTTTCCTTTTGTCGCAATTCTTCGGTAATACCCTGCTGCTTCACTTCGTATTGTCGGAAGTAGTTTGTGCTGGAGGGATAGTACATATCCCAATGTCATTTCCCCTATGATTCCGTCTTCATCTAAGTCACTAGCACCATGCGCTCTACACGCTCTTTGCAAAAATATGTTTGCCATTCCTGATCCGCAGTTGACCCCTAAGTTAAATAATTTTTTAGCAATCGAAGGAACGTGCTTTGCAAGTTTGTCGTATTTTGTTGCCTTCCAGTAATCTCGGTAATAGATGCCTTTCGCATCTTCTAAAGTTAAATGTTTTAAATCTAAGTGTGGGTACTGCGATTTACTGATCCCGTAACAAGTCTCCCCTCCACTATCATCTGGGTCATTTACCCAACCGCCTTCATCTTCCATCAGAGTTTCAAACGCTTCTTCAAATACTTTGTCTTCAGACATACGCTCTCTTATTTTTTTGATCCGTTATAAATTTTCTCTGATAACTTTTGGACTTGCATTTCTAACTGACCTATTTTCAAATCCTGCCTTACATCCGATGGCAAAGATCCGCTTCCCCACTTTCCTACAGGCCAAAGTTCTACGAAAGAAGAGTTCTTACTAACGTCTTTTGCAATCATCTGTATTTGAAAATCGTTGTGCTGGACTTTTGCCGACATCGTAGCTAACCACCACACTCCTGCTGCTGCCTGAAGTGCGAGTCCGATAGCTAAAGGAAGTATAAACTTCGTGTCCATTACTTTTTCCTTTTTCAAAACTTTTTAACCATATTCTTTTTTTTTAGTTCCTCGATATATTTACAAGGTTTTATGATCGTTAAACGAATTTCATCCCCAATGCGGTCGTTATCGTAATCGATCAAGCTGTACCGTACTTTACAAGGAACAGGCGGTATTAATAGACTTTCTCCTGCTGGAATAACTTTCGTAAAAAGAACCGCACTCAAAACTAATAATAAAATGTTCATTGTTCTTTTTTCATATTTTTTATATTGGTACTGATCTGAATAAGCATTTTGTAAATATCCATTTGCCTGGAGTTCATGTTTTTTTGTGTACTGGAAATCTCTCCGACCTTTTCTTTCAAGGAACTCACTTTACTTTCCAGTTTCTTTCCTTCCGCTAAAGGAAAGGTAAACTGTGTGATTAAAAACCAAACGGTGCTAAAAACAACAACTACGCTAGACAGTACAAAGGTAAGCCAATTACTCATTTGACAAACAGCATAAGAACTGCACCTACTACTGCTCCTATCACTAAGTTCATCCAGCAACACATTTTGCATTTTGGAAAATCACAATCGTGTTTCATTATTCATCCCTCATATTTTCATAGTTAAATTCTGGAATAGGTTTAGGTTGATTTTTTTGGTTCTCGATATGCGTGGCTAACTTGCCTTGTATATCCTGCACTTCGTTGACTTGTTCTGCGATACAATCGACTTCTTTTTTAGTCCATTCTTCTATGGGTTTTAAGTTTCCGTTCTTCATGTTGACTCCGATAGAAGTGGTGGCATATACCCCGTCATTTTCTGCATTAAAATAAAAATTCCAAAGACAAACATTATTATCGGTATCCACCAACGGTTCTGCTTTCGATAAAGAAAAAACGATCATATCTATCTCCCATTATGTTTTCGGATAGTCGCTTCTAACCTTGTTGTAATCAGAAACGTAGGCATCCCATTTTGAAGAGTCTCCTAAAATTTCTTTTTCGGTGTACGCTTCCAAAAATTCGTTCATAGGCGGATAGGCTTTTGCACGATCTCGTTGATACTGTAAATTTTCGTGGAGTGTTTCTAACTCTGATTGCTTTTCTAAAATCTGTTCTTTGGTGATGTTGGTAGGGTTTCCATCATGCCATTGAATTTGGTCAATATCATTACCCTGCACAGTTACTTCTGCATCCCCTTTTAAAGCTACGATAGAATCTAGTATATCCATGATATCTCCTTACCCTTCAATTTCCATAAGTGTTAATGAACCTGTGCCTGTCTGTATTAGCTTACCTGTACCTGCACTGACCCTTAGTCTGATCGTATAGGTTTGTTCAGAAGTTGATGAAGGTGAATCTAAATACGTTCCTGTTGTCAAATTATGAATATCAAAGTTAGCCCCATCTTGTTCTATGTACGTTCCACCAAAAGTGATGATGTCCGAAGTACCACGCTCTAAACCTACATATACCCAATTTCCCCTAGTTCCCCCGATGTTTAAATTGGCTGTATACATCACAAGAACTTTATTTGAACTTGATGCAGGTGTGATATCGGCAGTAAGGGAAGTGTCTACAAACGAACTACTAGTTGTTGACGTTTCAGAGGTGCTATTCATGTTTACGACCTGAAGAACCTTTCCACCACTGCTCGGAGCAGACCAAGATATATCTGTACCATCGGAAGTTAATACATGAGTATTAGATCCAACTGCTAATGCGGCTGGATCTCCACTTGCATCTCCGTAGATAATTTTTCCTCTTGCCAATCCTGCCATCTTCGCAAGAGTAACTGCGTTGTCTTGAATATCTGCGGTTTCAATCGTGTCGTTAGGGAATGTTGGAACTTGGCTAAAGGCAACTACACCGCCAGAGGATATTGCCATTGCATCGGTATCAGATGCACTACCAATATTTCCAGCGTTTGGAATAACAATATTCCCCCCTGTGGTCATCAATCCACCACCAGAATACGTTCCTGAGACATCGAGATTAGCGTTCACATCACACAATGTGGCGTTAATCTCTACTTCATCTGTTGCGTTAATATCAAGTACTGTTGCACTCGGTGCATTAATATATTGTGATGCGTCATTAAATTGCAGTTGCATGGTGCTATTCAGAAGCAAACCAGTATCAGCAACATGAGTTAATGTGACATCCGCATCTTCTCCAAAGTGAATAATTGCCCCATCACTATCTAAATACAAATCATCTTCGATAGTAAGGTCAGAAGATAAAATAGGACTTTGACTGAATGTAACTACCCCACCAGAACTGATTGCGATAGCATCTGTATCGCCAACAGAACCAATATTCCCTGCATTGGGGATGACAATATTGCCACCAGTAGTCATTAAACCACCGCCAGTGTATGTACCCGATACATCTAAATTTGCATTTACATCACAGAGAGTTGCATTGATTTCAATTTCGTCAGTGGCGTTGATATCAAGAACCGTAGCACTTGGAGCATTGATGTATTGACTTGCATCATTGAACTGAATTGCCATAGTGCTATTCAGTAATAACCCTGTGTCTGCGACATGGGTTAATGTGACATCTTGGTCATCTCCAAATTTCAAAACACAAGCATCTGAGTCTAAACTTAAATCATCGCCAACCGTCAAATCTGTTGACACAGTTGCCGCACCTGTTACAGCTAAAGTAGATCCATCAAAAGTAAGGTTTGCTTCTCCGTTGATTCCTGCTGTGCCTGTACTTGAAATGACCCTGTTGTCTGTTCCATTAGTATAAGTAGTAACTACTTGCTCAGAATCGGCATTTCCAACCATCTGAAAATTTGTACCGTCATAGATGACTGAGATAACCTCGTTCTGACTTATGTCCCCTGATGCTAAAGCGGTATTGACATCTTTTACAATGGTCTTAGCACCTACCGAGTTTACGTTCAGTGTAGAAGCACCTGTATTAGCGTTAGCCGCCTTAAAATGAAATACCTGACCCGACGCATACGCCGTGACTGCGGGACTTAGAGAAATAGCATACGTGTTTGCTGACCCACTATCAGCTGCATACAAAAAGCTAGAGTCTTGTACCTGTCCTGTCGCTGAATAATCTGTTCTAGCGGCAGCATTGCCTACTCCTGTATGTCTTTTGGTGTTCATAGGAAGGTTTGCGGTAACGGTCGTTTGCCCATCTTTTGTAATACAAGTACTTAACCCTGTAGCAAATCCATCGTCTTCTGTATCATGTCTTGATGCCAGAATCTTCACTCCAGCATTTTTATCATTCGTCCAATTATATACTCGACTGAATACTCCAGAACCATTAAATGCCATATCATATCCTCTGCGATATATTTCTAGTTAAATTTTTTTATCTTGTACCAATTCCCATTGGTGTATTTAATAATCTTCTTTTCATTTGATTCATTCTTTGCACATACCTTTTTGATTCACGATTTGTTTCTAATCCTCTTGGCACTACCGTAAACGCTTCAATGTATTTTTTTACACTTAGCGCATCTTCTAAATCATCTCTATTAACAGTTTTTACTAAACGACCTAAATGTGCAGCCAATTTATTTGGCTCTATTTCTAATGCTTTTGTTAGCCACTTTACCCTTTCGGGATTAGTCATCCAACGTGCAGCTCCTTTTGCCCCAAGTATCGTTACCAATGTTCCGCTTAATATACTTGTAGCATCCATTAAAACACCTTGTAATCCCTCTTGTCGTGGATTAGAAAAATCGTATCCAGACGCATATAATAAACCAGTCACGCCACCACCAATTTTCATAGCACCACCTAAATACAAACCTTTACCGACTAAATCACCTGCTGTTCCAGAAGGGTTTTGATAAACTTTTCCAACTTCCCTAACTCTACTTGCTGCCCTACCCAAAGCGTCTAAAGATTTTCTTAAATTTCCCATTTCCTTTCCAGAGAAAAGAACATCTTTTGCCCCTTTGGTTATTTTATTATAGTCAGTTAAAAATCTACCTATAGAAAAAGTGAAATCTAATGCTTCTTCTCCTGTTTCGGATTTTACTCCAGGTAAAGCCATACCCATTCTATCCAAAACAGTGCCAACTACTACTTTCCATTCTTCAGGTTTCATGGTTGCTTTTAAATCTTTTAAATAAGTAGAACCTACCTTAGATTTACTTTCTATCATTTGAAATACTTTTTCTGGTTCAAATTTTTTAGATACAGACTCAAGGATATTGTCTATTCTAGTTATCATTTCTTTGTATTGCTTATTTGCTTTTTGAAATAATTTAAGTGCTTCAGGACCTTTTCTTTCTGCGGCAACTTTCATTTCTTTGCTAATTGCCCCATACAAACTTTTAAGTTCTCCCCTAGAAATTTTAGGCATCATAGTATAGTTGCCTAGCAAATTTCCTACTTCGCTTCGCATAGATTTTAAAGTTTCCCAAGAAAGTCCTTCTTTCTTTACCATTATGTTTTCTATATTTAACATACCTTCCATTCCTGGAGGTAATTTTCCAGTTTTAGCAAGAATTTCTTTTGCATATTTTAAATCTAAACCTCTTTCCGTAAACTCCCTTGCAGCATTATCGTTAACAATGTGTTTCGTAATAATTTCCATAACATCTAATTTATATGCTTTCGCTAAATTTGATATCTCAGGATTGGCAAAATATTCACTAAGATTCTTAGCAGTTTTTATAGGCATTAAAAGACCGTTTAAAGTTCTTGTTATTGTCGGAGTGTTAATCATTTCATTTTCATCAAAATAAGCAGACAATTCATCAAACATTTTTCCTGCTCTTTTTTTTCTGTACTCAACCCAACTTTCACTTGCTTTTTTAATAAGACTTCCTGTTTTTTCAGGCGTTAATCCTTTTCCACCTATTTCAACAGACTTTTTTTTCAAGAACGATTGCATTGCTTTATTTGCTTCCGATGCTTTTCTTGCAAAAACTGCCGCACCACCTGGAAACCCTTCTAAAATTCCCTGCAATCCTGTCCAAAACCTTCTTCCTGTAGCCATTCCTATCGAAGGATATAATTTATCTACCGTTTGAAAATCTGCCCATGCCCTTTTAGTTCTTTCAATTCCTTTTTTACCACCAGCGATTGCCTTTTGATAACCTCGTCTAGCAATTCTTCCTACCAACGGGGAAACTGCCTGACTGCCCATAGCCAATACAGAGTTCAGAGCCATACTTCTAGCTTTTTCTTCTTTGTTATCAATATTCATACCAGAAAAATATTCTAACGCTTTTATGTATGCTTGTTCAAAATTGCTTCCTAACCCTGCTCCAACTATTGCACCAGGAGGTCCGCCAAGCGCACCACCTGCTGCTGCTCCAGCTGTTTCTCCAGCAATTCCTGCAACAGTTCTTCCTTCGTCTACTAAAATGTCCATAAAAGGTTCAAAATTATCGGGATCAAATCTTGTCCACATTTGGGTTTCAGGATGTAAAAATTCAAAGTCAATAAGTTCTCCGCTTCTATCTTTTCTCATTCTTAGATGTGGATATACTTTTCTTAACTCATCAAATTTTTCATATATGTTGTCTGTTGATTTTGCATTTATGACAGCACGGGACATTATCGATCCGCCTGTTTCTTGATCTACAATTACCTTTCCTTCAGAATCAGTTTTTCCCATCATTTTAATTAAGTCTTCTGAAATTGGCTCTCTAATGCCTGAATCATCTTCTGCTTGTGCCATTTCAAGTTTATCGTAATCTTTCTTTGCTAATGCTTCCTGATTTCTCAACGAACGATAAAAGTTTATATCATCATCTTCTAAATCATACTCAAAAGACTTCGGGTTAGTGACTTCAATTTTCATATACTCTGCTTTGTCAGGATCAGTCAAAAGTAAATTTTCATAATCTTTACTATCAGAAATTTTTTTCCAAATTTCTGAATTTACTTCTTCCTGATCAGCTGGTAACAAACTAGAATACCCTCTCTCAGGGTCTTCTCTTTTCTTTATAAAATCGTCAAATAAACTAATTCCCGACATCTCTATTTCCTTTAATTATTTAAATGTTTTTTCATCCAATTTTGAGCATTATTTTTTTCTTTATTTTGAGTATTATTTTTTTTATTCAACCCACCTGTCATATTTTCTAAAAAAGGAGTACTAACATTTCCGTCCTTATCTATAATTACATTTCCTTTTTTGCTTGTTCTAATTTTATTTATAATAATATTTCTATATGTTCTTACTTTTTCTAAAGCTACCTTTTCACTATCTGGCAACCCTAAAAATCCCCACATTTTAGGCAGTAATTTTTTAACGGAACTTATATCTAATTCTGTTAAAACACCTGTATGCCCAAGAGTTCTAGCTAAACCAGGACCTACCGCATCTATAAGCCCTTGCAATATAACCATATCATTGTTGGACTGCGTAATTTTATTTATGCCCTGCACAGTTGCTTGTTTTATTCTTCCCATTAAATTCTTATTTCTAAAGATTCTCTGTACCATTTGTTCAATCATATCAAGATCAACTAAAGTGCTTCTAACTGCATTGACCTTTTTCATTGATTCCCCACCAGCACCTTTGATAGCACTAACCATAATATTGTTTTTTTGAACTTTTCTCATTGCTCTTCTAATTAATCTAGATCTGTTTCCGTCGTTTAAATTTTCTCCTGAAGCTAAAAGTTCTGCTGCCACGCCAGAAGGCATTTTTGATATTAACTTTTTAGTAAAATTCTCTTTTGAAACAAGATTGTAAGCATTGATTTTTTGTTTTTCTGTCGCTTTTGTAGGATCTATGTTAAGTTTTCTTAACTTGTCTTCAATTTGTTTTTCTTCTTTAGATCGATGTCGAACCATGACAGACAAATCAGTTTCTTTTAAGGTGTATTTTCCATCTTTTCCTTTTACTAACTCTTTACCGTACCTTTCCATCATGTTTTGGTTTTGTTTTTCAAAATTTTTGTAGTCTATAATTTTAATTCTATTAACTTGTTTTAATGATTCTATTTCTTTTTTGTTCAAAAACATTTTTTCCTGTTTTTGAACTTTTCCAAATTCGGTAATCAAACTTTCTATTTTTTCAGACATAAATGGCATATCTGCTTCTTGCACATTGTTTTTTATCCATTCATATAAAGCATTCACCCCTTTTGGATGAGATTCTTGTATTTTATTTCCAGATTCGTTAAAGATTACTGGTGTTCCATTATATAGAGCATTTCTAGCACCAGCCATAAGATCGATTCTGCCTTTGGTCAGACTTTTTTGTTGTAGATCTCTTTCTAATTTTCTAGTTACTTTTTCAGAATCTAATTTAGCATCAAATTCTTTTTTCGTTATATAATCTTCTAAATTAAGCGCACGTTTTCTATCTTCATCCTCAGTTTTTCTTTGTTCTTTCCGTAAGCCCATCAAATAATTTAAACCTGTAGAACTTAAATCTCTTTCACCTAAAGCACCTATTGTGCCTAACCTTCCTTTAGGTAATTCTCTGGAAATTTCTCCTGTATCGGGATCTGTCCATTTCTTTCTACCTGTTCTGGAAATTAAGTCTCCGTACTCTATATCTGCTTTTGTTTGTTGCATTTCTTTAAATAAATTTTCTTTTGCTATTCTTTCTTTTTCTCGAACATCTTCTAGCCCTTCCCTCATTGCCAAAGCACCAAATATCGCATCTGCTGCTTTGGAAATTCCTTCTCCAACATTTTTAGGAGTTCTACCAGCGGCAGATTTCATAAGACCTCTGCCATACAAAAGTCGAGGATCGGTTTTGTATAGTTTGTCCATATCTGTTGCATCTTTATATGCAAGAGCAGCACTTGAAGGAGTGGCAAACAACCCTTTCTTCTTCTTTTTTTGTCCTAACAACATTGCTAATATTTCTTTGTTACTTCTTGCCATTATTTATCTCCTTAACAATCCATAACCACCAGCAGTTCCAGCAGCCCCTAACAATCCACCCATGAGTGCTTGTTGATACGCTGTTTGACCTTGCCATCCCTGCATTGCTGCGTTGGTTGCCAATGCTTGTGCGCCAACAACATCAGTTGGTGCTACTGCGGTTGGAGTGTATCCTGTGAACTGACCTGTTTGTACTCCAGGTGCAGTACCCATAAGAACTGCAAGTTCATTCAATGGTGCGTTCCTTGCCTGTAAACGCTCTCCTATCATTTGTTGACGGATAGCGGAAGATGCCTGTAGCTGTGCCTGTCTTTCCTGAATTGCTCTTGCTCTTGCTTCGTTGGCAAGGTTTGCTAACTGCATACGTTGTCCAAACCCTTCTGTTCCAAACTGGTTAATCAAACCTGCGTTTGCCATTCTTTGTGCAAACTCTGCTTGTCCCATTTCATTTTGTAGTTGTCTTGATGCCATCTCCTGACCGAATCGTTGTTGGTTTGCTCTGTTGGCTAGTTCTGCCTGACTGACGTTCATGCCAAACATTTGATTTGCCCTAGCACGATCTGCTTCAGCAGACATCAACCGTTGAGACAAGTTTCCTTGTACCGCTTGATTGGCTAAAGATGCTCTTGCCATTGCTTCTTGTTCTTGTTGCTGTCTTCCAGCCATACCCATACCAAAAGCACGTTCTGCTTCTTGTCCCCCTTGCATTACCGATTGGAATGCAAGATTGGAATATGCTTCATCTGATCTTCGGTTAAATTCTTTTTCTGCTGCGTTGTACGCTTCTGATCCAGCAGGAATACCCTGTATCGCAAGTCTGTCTTCTAACGCTCTTCGTTCAGAAGCAAACCTGTCATCCATCATACGTTTTTGACGGTTATAAAAAGCGTTCTCTACATTAGTTCTTAATGTTCCATACCCACCTGCGGTTGGAATATCTATCGTTGGTGAACCAAGTGTGGATTGAAATTGTTCGGTTACTTGTGGAGTTGCTCCAAGAGTAGGTGCAGAAACTTGTGTTTGAATGTCTCTTGCACTAGGAGCAATACCAAATACTGTTGGAGATACTCCTGTTGCAAATTCACCCCCTGCCACACTTCCTACAGCTTGTGGTGCGCCAGTAGTAATAGCTGACTCTCCTGTAATATCAGGAAGTCCGCCATATACATCAGACACATCCCCACTTAGACCCGAACGGATTCTTCCAGCCTGTTCTAATCCAGTTTGATATGCCGATCCTGTTAGCTGTCTTTGCAGATTTAGATTTGCCTGTCCTTGCGGAGTCAGGGAAGTAGTTCGAGTAATATTGCCTTCTGGATCAATGACATTTTGTAAAGTTCCATAGGGAGTAGTCTCTAGTACGGGATTAGCAAGTCTCCCTTGCAATAAAGCAGTTTCTTGGTTTGCTGCCGCTTGTGCCTGTGCCACTACTTGTGGATTAGGTGGTTCAGGCGGTTTAGGTGCGGAAAAACTCATAACGATCTCCTATAACCATTTTTCGATATCCTTTTTAATTGCTCCAAATAAAAATCCATTTTTTGATCCATCAAATCCTTTTCGTATAATTCCTTCTAACTGAAATCCTAGTCTTCTCAATACACTTTGCGCTCTGGTATTTTCGTGAGAAGTGATAGCAGTTACCCTATCTACTTTTAATTGTTTAAACGGGTATGCAAACATAGATTGCATTACCCCTCTTGTAGCCCATTGCACATTTGGTTCGGCAGCAAAAGAGAATTTCATATCAAACCCTGAATATTCGTAATAGATACACGCTGCGACCAATTCATCATTTTTCATAACTCCTAATGTCATATATGCGCCAAACAGGGCAGGAGATACTTCTGGCAACCTGTCCTTAATCCAATTCATAATCTGTTCAGAATTAGACTGGTCACATACAATCACATAAGACCTCCTGGTTGATATACAAAGTGATTCTCTGCCCAACGTATTTCCGCTATTTTAGTAGCGACTTTAATTCGTAGGGCAGCAACGTATCCTTGTCCTGTCACGACTTTCCATGTTCTTGACATTTGTGCGCTATCTGCCCATGAAGATGTATCCCAACTTGCAGTATCCCAAGCAGCCCCTGATGTAGTAGAAGAGGATGCCGAAACTGTTGCATCTTTTGTTTCGTAATCTACTTGTATCGCAACAGCAGGACTTACATCGGAATCAGAAAGTAAAATGGGACGCACCATCTTGAATGACTTTAATTGTCCTTGCGGTGGAAAGTCTTGATAGGAAGTACGACCATCTGCTTCGATATTACTTCCATCGTCGTCTGTTCCAGTATCTGCTTTATATACTTTTGTGTCTCCGCCAAAATACAGTTCGTCTTTGAATACTGCCCAACAGTTTGCGTTCATATTCGTAAATTTACACCAAGCACCTGTAGTCAAATTCATAACGTGCTGGATAATGACATCGTTTGCAGTATGCGGAACATTGACGATAAACATAGATCCTTTGGCATAAACAATCGGTTGCCATCCATAAATACTTCCGTATGCTCTAGCTTCGGAAGTAACTGCTCCTGTAATTTTATCGGATAAAGAAAATTTCTGAACAGTTCGGTCAGTGCCGATTACTTGAGAAAGTGGCATATAACCGTCTGTAGTGATTACTACTAAATCTGCTCCTAATTTTGTAAGACACCTTCTTCCTATAGGCGGTGCAATACGATAAATACCGATCAAAGACCAGGTATCAGCGGAAGCTGGATTTGTGCCATCGTAAATTAATACTTCTCCTTGTGAAGTAATAAAGACTGCGTAATCGTCCATACCCGATCCACCATCTCTACTCCACGTTCCCATTGCCTGTAAATATCCCCCTAATTTGCATAGGGAAGATAAATTGAATTTAGAATATGTTCCTGCAACTGCATTGACTGTTCCGTTGTACCAAAAATTCAATGAATTTTTTTCTACAAAAAACAGTCGTTCTTTAAAATCGTTTACATGAGTCAGGTTTGCTGCGGTTAATCCTGTACCTGCAACGGATGGGGTTGACCATGCAGATCCATTATATTGTCTAGGAGCATCTTCCCCATTACAAATTACAAGATTGTTATTAGATGCGTCACCAAAGTTCACGTGCTGGAAGCGGTTATTTGAAAGACTCGATACAACAGCAGAACCTACTGAACCAGAAGAACTGACATCATAGATTGCACTATTGGCTGCCGCAAAGAGTTTATCTGTAGAAGGAGAAGAGTATTCCATGAGAGTTTCCACCGCACCAGTTATTCCTGTTACATGAGAGGTATGACCTCTACGAAGTCGTACATTGGTGGTTTCTGGAAACCAATTTTCTAGGATAGTTGCGTCTTGCGGAGACATTCCTGAAAGTGCATCACGTTCATTCCACCCACCCACAGGCGGTGGCATCGCAGCACTTGCAGATGTCTTTTGTTTAGACTGGTTTACTTTCAAAGGCGTTAAAATTGTCATAACGACCATGACCCTTCTGGCACATGAACTCTAGGATACATTGCACCTGTAGATGAATCTAAATATTGTAAACTTCGACCGCCATCTTGGTTTGTGGCTCTCGAAACTGCTATTTCATAATTTTGAAAATCTTCTGAATAATCCAATCCCTGTGACTGCTTAAATCTCCACACTATGCCTAAACTCATCAGGTATTCATCTAACACACCTGTATCCGCATCAGCTGCCCAAGCAGACTGTCCTGTTCCTGAAGAACTTTGACACCAGTTGGAAGAGATATATTCAAATGCTCCTGTTTTTCCTGCTGCTGGAGAAGGAATAAGCAATAATTTTTTTTCTTTAATTCTGTAATAAGGATAAGGACCGCTAGTAGTGCTGGATTTTAAAAGATTCCATTGCACAGCATTAACAGGATCTATACGGTCTTCTAAGGATCGATTCCATATCGTGTCATTCACGATATGATCTATGTCTGTCGCTATCGCACTTAACAGTCCTTGCGACTCTTGTGCTGCGGTTGTCCATGTTGCTTCCTTGCTAAGTTCCGACCAGTCGTGCCTTTTTGACAAAGACTTTCCTTCTACATTTGCTAATGCAAGTAAAGTTCGCATTTGCTGATCAGTAGATCCAACTACTTCACCTGGTCGATTCAATCCTACAATATCGGATATGTCTTGCATCATTGTTAATAAACTCATTTACTCAATCTCAAATGAAGGTTTTGTAGTTTTGGTTGCCTTTTTTTTAGGTGCTGGTTTTGCATCTTTTTCCAAAATTTCTCGCAACCGTTCGATTTCTTTTTTCATATCTTCTACATTTGCTTTTAAAGCAGAATTTTCTTCTACTATTTTTCCGCTAGATTCAGATGCCAACAAATATGCTCTTGCTTTTTCCTGTAACGACCTTGCCCCTGTTCCAATCTTGGACAATGCCCCTTCATTTGCAGCAGCTAAATCTTCTACGGTACGGATACTTGCACTCAATATATTTTTCTTTTGTGCTTCTGTAACATTTCCCCAATGTCTAATCGGAGTTCCTTCTTCTGGAATTTCTTCGTTCTTTTTCCATGCGTTGTATTGTTTCATGTATAATTCGATAAACGGATCGTTGTTCATTTTTAATGTCTCGATCCATATTTCTACAATTTTGGGAACAATTAAATTTCCGTTACCCCCTGTGGGAGTGACATCCACCATTTCAATATCTTTATAAACCACTCTTCCTTGCTTGATCGTTTCTTCTCGGTCTTCTTGTGGCTCATGGTAAAATCGTAGTAGTGAAGGTCTTTCCTGTTGTTCGTAACTTGTTCCTATGCTCATACATTCCCTTTCAAGGCGGAAATGATGGGGAAGAGATTTCTCCCTTCCCCAAAATTAGATTAGAAAGTAGTGGACTTCGGATAAGTCGCAATACACTCTATTGCACTTCCACTTCCACCATCGGCAGTTACAATGACTATTCCATCAATCTTTGTTTGCGATGAACTTGCATCATCTAAACTACCAGCAGTTGCAGAGGTGTATAACGGGACATCCGCTGCGCAGGAAGCCAAAACTTTGACACTAAAATTACTTCCTCTTGTTCTAGCCCAACCATACTCACCAGACCCTATGCCAACATCAGCGCACACCCCAAAATTAAAACCGTCATCAGCCATTGCTTTAGTGAGAGGCGCACCAGCGAAATTTTCGTCGATACCCACCGCATCATTTACAGCGATTGCTGAACTAGCAGAAATATATACTGCTTCTCCGCCATCAGGCAGAACACCTTTTGTGCCAACAGCAAAAGTTGGTGTAGAATCACTTCTATCTAGTTTTGCTCCTATTGGAGACTGTATGTTACTTGCCATAATTTAATCTCCTTTACGCTTTCACCAAGCCTTGTAGAGAACGGTTACTAACTGTCAAGTTTCCTTGCCAAATAACAGGAATAACAACCGCATCTTGGTTAATAGATGTTTTCTCAGAAACTTCAGTCATGTTGGCATCTCTGTGGACAACCAATTTTAAGAAGTCTGAATTTACGAAGTACATATGTGCTGCTGGAATACCTGACCCACCATCAAAAATGACATCAGCATTTTTGTATTTGAGAGAGATAAATCCACCAGTTGCGTCGTTGACATCAGTGTATCGTTTGATGTCTGTTAAGGACTCTTCATAAAATGTGAAGTAGTCGTTAGAAGATACAACTAAATCAGGTTGATCATTTCCTCTGGACAATTCTAAGTACAAAGGAAGCATCAAAGACTGAATAGTTGATTTACTCGGTGTGATTGCACCACCACCTTGAAGTGGGGAAGCAGCACTTTGTAATGTTGATTTCCAGAATGTGTAAGTTCCTGAGTTGATACCACCAACTGTTCCTGTACCAGCATCGGAAATTACAGCTTGGAGTCCACCCATTTGATTGGATGTTGTACCATCTGAATACATATCAGATGATAGGTTGTTTGCAAAAGTACGCATAGCGTTGGTAATTCTAGCTTTTGCAAGATTGATAATTTGGTTCTTTCCAGCATTTTGACGAAGTTCTAAACCACTCGCTGTTACATGAACAGCTGACTGTTTCCAGTCAAATTTCGCAGCCGAGATCACATCTGATGCTGATACGTTGAGTACATCGTAGCCAGAGTAGCGTTGATATGTGCTATTCTCGGCATAGTCGAGTGGCTCTACGATTTCGTATCCACCATCAAGAACTTGGATACGTCCTTTCTCGCTGATTCTTCTCCACAAAGCATTATTATTGCTTACATTGTCTGCAAGTGATTTCTTATGCTCACGCAATGTGGTGGAGACAATCTCTGTAAACGTACTATTTGGAGATGCCATTACTTATCCTTTCATTGCTCGGTCATACGCTTTGGACATCGTTTCTTCCATTGTCAGTTTTGCTTCTCCTTCAACGGAGTTTGTCGCACTTGCTTTGACATTGGATTTTGCGGCACGTTTTGCTTTAGCAACATCGCTTTGATTGGTTTTGATTCTTTTTTCCGAAGATGCTTTTTCCCAAACTTTATCGTTCATACGAATTGCTTTTTCATAAGCGTCAGGTAAATCCTTTGCAATGTTCGATCCAATGAGTTGCCCCATTGTCTCTCGCACTTCTTCAAAGTATTTATATTCCTTGTTATTCGAAAACTCTTCGATTTGGTTTTGCACTTCATTCTTCAATTCCGAATCTCTTGCTTGTTGCTGTTGAGCAATCTGTGCTTCCAACTGCGCTAACCTGGTTTGTGTTTGTTGATCGACAGGAGCAGGAGTGTTCATTGATTCACTTCCCCAATCCTCATCGTCATAGTTAGTTTCCATATCCATTAAATCTATTCCTCTCTGTTTGGCGAAAAATTTTATAAATCCCACAGGATCGTTGGCGGCATAATCAGAATATTTGAAGAGATCAGCGATTGCTTGAGCATCAGATAATCCGTTTGACTGCAACCCTTCACGACGTGGCTGTAAAATTGTTTCCAAACTTTCGTAATACTTCCTTGCTTCTGCTACTTGTTGGGATTTTTGAGTTAGGTATTTTTCAACATCTTTCTCTCGTTTCAGCACCAATTTCTGTGCTTCTGCGGAAAGAGCGTTGAACTCTTCCTTATCCTCAGAAGACCAACGATCAGGTGGTGTTAACCCCTCATCTTCAGAATCTTCTTCCTGAAGATCGTCAGGCGATTCCTCATCGTCCCCCATGTCTTCTTCTTCAGATGCTTCGTCTTCTACTTCTGGAGCGTTGTCTTCGATTTCTTCTTGCTCTACTTCCTCTTCGACAACTTCCGCAGTTTCTTCAACTTCTACATCTGTTCCTTGATCAGTTTCTTCGAGTGATGTGTCGGAGTCCTCAAGACCTTGCGCTCGGTCGTAAGCAGCCGACATAGTATCTTCGATGGTTGACTGATTATCTGTATTTTCTTCGTTCATGTATATCCTTTACGATATATGGGCGATTAAAAAAACCTACACAGGTAGTATGCGATCCACTAAGTTTCGCAATGACTGGTCACGTTCTTTTTGAAAATTATTTCTGTAATTATCACTTTCGCCTTTTTCAAAAATTCTACAATTATGTTTCTTTAAATTTTCTTTATGTCCGTACCTGGAAGTCACCATTTTTCCAGTAATGGGACAATCGTATTCGTAATGCGAGTCAGTATTGATTTGAAGTCGTGGAGTTGCATCGAGATTATCCACATCTCCTAAATATTCGAGTTTGCCATTACGCATAACATATCTATGTCTAGGCATAAGACTTTCCTTTCGGTTTTTTGGCAAAATCACGAAGCTGTTTGGTAGACATCTTCGTTTTTGTCTTTTTTCCTTTACGCTTTTTGCTTAACTCGATTGCCATAAACTTTCTTTGCTTTTCAGATAACGGTGGCATTAAAATCTCCACCAATCTGACTTATTATCAGCTGCCATAAATCCTTCTTCTGGATCTTCTGTACTTGAAAACATATTAATAACTTTATTCATCAACATATCTGCGATCATTTTTTTCTTTCTTCGTTCTTTTTGTGTCTTGGGAGTTAAATCTAAAAAAGAACTTTTGTATGAACTTTTAATAGGACTAATTTCTCTATGCACACGATAATAATCATCCCAAGCCATTAGACATCCCTCAATACGTCAAAATATGCTCTTTTTCGTCTTTCTTCTTCTTCCATTTCTTCAGGAGAAGGTGTATATACTGCATCCATATCCATCAAAGGCACTTCTCTTAATCGAGGATCGTTTAATCCATAATCTACATTCATATTAGGATTTCCGTATTCGTCATAACCACCTTCTACTAATTCTTTTTCTATGTCTTTTTTCATTAACATCAATTCCATAAATCTGTTTTTGTCCATATCTGGCATTTTACTATTCCTTTCTGAATTATCCCTAAATCCCATCATTCCTTCTTCTACGTCTTCAGGTATGTTTCTTAGACTCATTAAATATTCTGAAATATATTTTTCTTTATTTTTTGGTATGAGTTTTTTATGCTCATGCTTAATATCAGTTTCCTCTGACCTTTTTATTGCCGCATTTACAGCTTCATCAACAGTGCCGAACTTTTTGTTCCCTAGAGGTTTTAATGCTTTTTCTAAATATGCGTTTAAAACTGCTCCCTGAATTTCCGTTTCTGAAGGATTGTTTGCTAAACGAACATCACTTTCATCTGCCAAAAGCCATGAAGAAGGAAGATTAATATATTTTTTGTCTCTTGGGTCTTGTAAAGTAATGCTTAATTCATGTCCCATACTATCTGTTACCTCTATTCATAGCGGCTATTTCCGCTTTTTCTAAATCCGTTTCTGACTTTTCACGTTGTATGCGTAACCTTGTTTCCATCTCTTGTGTTTCAAGGTCTTGTTCCTGCTGTAATTTTTGTTGTTCTAACTGCATATTCATTTGCAATTTCATTTTCTCGATTTCAATACGTTGCGCTTCTAGTTGCAGTCTCATTTGTTCGTTTTGTTGTTTTGCCTGTACTTCCATTGCTTTTGCCTGTTCCGCAGGATCTTGCTGTTGCTGTTGTGGTTGCTGTTGTTGTTGCATCTCTCCCTGATCCAATGCTTCTTCAACCATGCGACCCATTTTGAATTTTCTAAGAGCCGCCATAATAATTGCCTTTGCAGAATCCATTGGCAAAATTCCTGCCTGTACCGCAGGAGTGATTGCAGTTACGCTAGAAGCAATTCCTTGCAGCAAATCGTTCAATGCTCTTTTATCTTCGGCAACTTCTGGTGCAATCGTAGAGTTGGTTTCAATATCTATTCTGAACGATCTTGCTCCTTCATCTCTCATTAGTTGCATCATTTCAGGTGTCACCTGGACACCTGTCATTGCCTGAATACTTTCTGGACTAAAATGTTCTGCAATAATTTCTGCTTTTAATCGAAGCAGATTCCTTGCAAACTTTTCGACATCTTTCATTCTGCGAGACATTCGTTGTGAACCGTATTGTGCTTTGATACTTTGTGCCTGTGCAGTTTCCGATGCTTTAGAAGAACCTCTCATAATGTCGGCAATACCCATCACTTCAAATATAATCTGTTTTACCTGATCTCGTTGGATATACAGGTTTTGCAGAATTTGAGCGTGTTGACCGATTGGCAACATCCAGATTGCTTTGTCCATACCACCGTTCTGAAGTGCAATACCTCCATTTTGCGAAGGTATCATGGCGTTGTCATCTTCTCCGAACAATCGGTCAAATTCAGGTACGCTGGAATCAAAAACTCCTCTCAATTTCATACCGCCAATGATTCGGTTAATACGGTGGGTAATTAAATCCAACTCTTCCGCCTGATCTTTATACATATTGTATTCGGGAACAGGAATTAGACTGTTGGTCGTACTGATAGACATAATTGGTTCTGGAATAGGGAAAAATCCTTCTAAACCCAACGGATCTTCATCCATGCGTAATGCTTCTTCGTTAAACGAAGGAGCAATCCAGCAAACTACACGATCTACTTTATCCCACACTTCCCAAACGACCCCACGTTTCATAGCGTCACCATCATCATCGCCATATTCGTCGGATTCGTAGTTCATGTTTACTTTTTCTGCTCTAGTAGCACCAAACTCTTCGATTAAATCGTCTTTTGTCATCAGATGGCGGAACGCAATCCATTCCACCTCATCCCATGCACGACCTGCTCCCCTTCGGAAATCTTCCCAATGGACGTGTTCACAAACGACTTCTTCATAATATTTTTCTTCTTCTTCGGTGTAATATCCTTCGTCATCTTCCAGCGCATTTTCAGGAATTTCCAATTCTTCTCCCATAGGAGAAAATAAAGATACTTCCTGTCTTCTACTTCTAAATTCTGGAACATATCGAACTCTGGTTACTCCCCTTCCTGGTAATAAATAATCTTGCGTTGCTTTGACCATACGAGAATCAAAATCGTAAGCGTCGATAACATATTTCAACGCTCTTTCCAGAACTTCCGCTGTTTGTCTGCCCACAGGGTCGGCATCACCGTATCTTCTTCTCACTTCAGGAATAGGAGTGCTTCCATAAATGGCTGGTAACATAATTTCGGTGTTTGCCCATAGGATATTAAATCTTGAAGAGAATCCGCTTGTCGATCTGTCTACCTGTGCTGCCCTTCTATCTTCATCTCTATATCTTTGGACAATTTCTTTCCCTTGCTGTCTCCAGTCCTTTTCTATTTTCCCTGCCAGATCAAGTTGTTTAATCCAAAACTGCGCTTTCTCTGATCTCGGAATTAAATCCCTCGATTCTATAGTCTCGTAATCAGCCATGTATTACCCCTATAAGTACCGCACCAGCTCTGGTCGGTTCGATTCTCTCAATTCATTAAATGTCGGCATCCTAAATTCAGGAACAGCATCTTCTTTCGGAAGATCCGCAGGAGATACATCGTTTAACATTCTTCCGCATAAACTCAGTACATCTACCTGATCGTCGTATTTGCTGACAGGAAATTTCAACATTTCCGCAATCAGCGGAGATACCCAATATAAGTTTTTTGGAAACAAAATCATTCCCTGCGCCATACGACCTGCAAAAGAGTGGCATCGCTGTACTTTATCGGTAGAGGATGCAAATTGTTTGCGGTACACAAACGCTTTTTCTTCTCTTTGCCTTTTTTCTATCAATGACCCAATCGAACGGATAATCTGTCCCTTTTCCTCCGCCCATTGAATAGGTTTCCATTTTTTTACCAGATTCACGAAATGTTCTATCCATGTTAAAGGGTCAGTGCGTAATCTCATCCAGTCTAATATATAAATTTGGTCGAGGTGATCTACGCCAAAGACTCCATGCACGGTATAATCTCCTTTTTCGGAAACTGCATAATCGGATGCTCCAAAAATCTTCAAGTTGGAAGGAACTTCGTCGTAATACCGAATCCATTCCCTCTTGAAAATCTCTCCTGATTCTGGAGTGGGTCGTTGCTGGTACAAAGCCGACCAGTTCCGTTCTCCCTGTGCCTTTCTCTCCTGCTCTAATATCTCTAGCGAATACCAATCAGCCCAAAGCGGCTCTCCCACCTCTCTTCCCATCGGGTCGTTTTCTTCGGCTAGTGCAGGAAGATTCAGGATTTCCCAAATCTCCCCATCACTTGCCTTTATCCGACCTGACTCGCCAGAGTAATTCGGTGGCAGTATACGACCTGCCAAATCATCTTCATGCCATCTCGTCTGAATCAGTATCATTGCCGAATCTGGTTTCAAACGAGTTCTAAAATCCGATAAAAACCATTCCCAGTTCTTGTTTCGGTAGGTATCGGAATCGGCTTCTTCTCTTCCTTTCACAGGATCGTCGATAATCCCTAAATCGGCTCTACGACCTGTTACCGCACCGCCTACTCCTACTGCGTAGTATTCTCCCCCTTTGGCATTTTCCCATCTTCCTGCCGCCTGAGAATCAGGACTCAATCCAAAACCGTAAATGTCCTTGTATTCAGGGGAATCCACTATGTTCCGTATCTTTCTACCAAAGCGTTCCGCCAATGCTTCGGTATGCGATGCGTGGATAATATTTTTTCTCTCGTTTCTGCCCATCCAATAAGGCGGAAACAATACCGAGCAGTATGTTGATTTTGCGTGTCCTGGTGGCATAAACACCATTAACCGCTTTATTTCTCCTGTCTCGATCTTCTGCAATTTGTCCAGTAAAAGCAGGTGATGTTTTGCAGGAGGTGGTTCGTAACTGACCATTTTCACAAAATGTTCCAATTCCCTAGAAGCAAGTTCCTGCTGTATCCACTTTTGCTTCGTCACTAAAAGTTCGGGGCTAATTGGTTTCTTTTTATGCAATCACTTCCCCCTCAACAACATCTTCTGCTGGTTTTGCCACTAACCGTTTTCCTATGTTTTGCAGTTCGGTCAGTTCTTTTGTACTCAACTGCGATAAATCAGGTCGGTGGCTAACATCAATCTGTCCCTTTACCGTTACCTGATAATTGTCCCTGTAAATCTCAGGTCTTCTGCTTTTAAGCAGAAACATGAGCAAAACATCTGATTTCTTTGCTCTCACCATCAGTTCATCTTCAAGCTGACAAGTCCCTATCTCAAATGCCACCCTATACTTCTCGTTCCAGTCAGGGTTTGCCTTCCGAAAATAATGCACTGTCCTTGTCGTTATTCCCACCTTCTTGGCAGCGTCGGTTACTGTCTCTCCGTTCGCTAATAATTTCAAGAAGGTTTCCTGATGCGCTTTCTTGAACTTAGTATGCGAAGTACCCAATGTAACTCCTTGTAATTATATATCCTTTACGATATATTACTAATGATATCCATACACCAAAAATCATACAAAGTCAATGATTTTGTGTATGTACCCTTCTTGACCCACTATATATAGGGGTTACAGCCAGAATGATTATTCACCTTCTTGGCGGCTATTTAGACGGAAGTATTACCAGTACCGAAGATCACCTGGAGCAGTATCATTACCACAATACAGAACTAAACTCGATGCACATCTATACCCTCGTTACCGCAGCAGATGAAGTTCTCTGCTTTCCCGAAACCGAATATCTCGGAACTCCCTTTTTGTGCAGGGAAATAAAACGGATAGATCCGTAGAAGGAGAAGAAAATGTCATTTGAAGAAATGCTCAAAGAAAAGAACCTGAAAAAAGATTATATGAAATACAAACAATCAGGAGTCGTTACCTATAAACTCGAATGTGCGGTTACGGAAATTTTACTCGATGATGGAGATATGAATATGTGGTTAGAACTGAACAACAATGGAGAACCATCAGAACTCATTACAAACTATCTCTCTAACCTAGAATAAAGTCTTTCAAATACCCTATTACATATATTATATTATATTAAATATAATATAATATATTAATAGGGTAAAAACAGTTTGTCCCTGTAATACCCTCTAGTATTACTTTAACTTTTTAAGGTATGCCACAAACGATATAACCTCCATGTAAACAATCTATTAACGAATCAAAGTTAAGAAAAAGGTACAGGGTATTACCCTCTTGTACCCTGTTCGTCCCTGATAGCCACTATTTTTGTAAGACAAAAAATATAATTGCCTTGAAATATGGTATGGTTTTTTTTGAAAAAAATTTTAAAAATTATTTGAAAAATCATTATCGGTTGAGAGTAGTCTGACCACGATCACGACCCCAACCCGCCGACCGCCCCCCCCATCAAGAAAATTCAAGAAATTCTTGAAAGTACGGAAAAACTAGATGTCCACGTTGCAAGATATAATGTTGCCATTCCTTTAAAAACAAAGACTTAGCAATAAAAATATGCCTAGTGTTCACAATATGAGAACAAAATGACCTGTTAGCAGCTGCGATTGCTGCGATTTGTTTACCTTGAAGCTGTAACAGGTGAGATATTGGATCTTCAAATAACCCTTTTTTATATTAAGGGAAGCGCTCCAATAACGAAACTTCCCTTATCCCTTCTTAATCTCTCATAACCTACCATTCAAAACCCACCATTAAACCACGATATAAACCATTCAAAGCAATCCAAAAAACGCTTAAAACGTCCTATAACGCTTTAAAAAACATTAAAAAAAGCAATTTAACGTTATTTTATGATTATTTAATGTATTTATTGAATGGACATTAAATAGAGATAAAAGAAGACATCAATAGAGAGCATTTAAGAGCATTTAAAAGACGTTAACTTTAAGCACTGGTGATAACTGATATCATTTATTAAAAGACAATAAAAAACCCGTCTAAACGAATTAGACGGGTTCTTATTTTGTAACTAGTAACTAGTTTATTAGTATTTAATCTTAGAAAGTATTTTAGCCACCTTTTTTAATTGTGATGTACTCAACTTATCAATAGCACTTACATTTACAGCATTTTTAAAAGGATCGTTTATTTTGTTTTTAATCGCTTTTTTAACCATTGTTTTAATCTCCTGTTTTAACATTATATCTCAGTTATTTTGTAAGAAGTGTTGTCAGTATCATATAGATCGAGATCATCTTTAAACTGATGTAGATTATCCCATGAATCACCACGAAGATCAGTAACTAAACCATTACATAACTCATAAAAAATATAACCGCCATCCACTTGAATTACCTTTTTAATCCCTAGCTTTTGCAATGTGAACTTGTCTAGTTGATCAATATAATTTTTAGCCATTATCTAAGTCTCCTTTTTTTTGTTCGTATCTCCTTGATACTTATCTTTAGTATATCGCTGGTTATCTCATCTACTACGAAATTCTATATTGTGAGAATAAAGAACCTGTTCTATCTTAGGCAAAATTTCTTCATCAAAAAATTCCTGCCCTAACTCCGTAAATTCAGTACCTCCGTCTTTTAAAGTTTTGAATAAAAGATCGTGAACTTTTTTAGAATTTTCCTGTTCTGAATATTTTTTACCTTCTTTTATATTTACGGTTAAAGCATCCATTGCAATATCTGCAAGTTCACAAGTGAGACCGATCCAAGTAGAAGGATCAAGATATATTTTTTCTGGTTCAATTTTAAAGTTCATTAGTAACCCTTTCTAATTTGACAAGTTTTAAAATAGTGTCATTCGTTTTTCTACTTAGTAAATGAAGTTCAAACCCTATTTCTTTTAAAATCGTAGTTACAGAAGAAAAACCACAAGCACCGTCAATTATAGGTATCGTATGTTTTTCTGTTGGTAGTTTAGAAGATTGCTTATAAACATCCTGTAACCTTGCAAGACCTGTTAATTTTGTTAACTCGTCTTTTTCTTCTTTTTCCAAACATTCTTGAGAAGGTTTATAGTTGGGATCGTTAAAAGTTAAACCGTAAAAAGTTTTATCAAGTTTCAATAATTCCTTTTCAAATTTCATTGCTACCCAGTCACCCAAACAAGTACCTTCCATGTCATAACCACCACCATTACATCTAGATACTTTTTTTGTATCTACATATAAAGTACAAACATTGTATCCGTAGCTATTTCTTGCTTTGCTAGTTGTCCATTTAAAATGTAAAGAATTCATTTTATATCCTTTCCATTTTAGAGATTTGGGAAGGACTAAAATTATATTTATCTCTCAAGATTTTACTGGCGTAGTCTGAAACTTCTTTATAATTTTTTAAGAAAGTCCAGCCATTCAAAAAATACGCTTCTATCGGATTTTTTACAGCATTAATTAAAATCTTCTTATGATGTTCTTCTATTGGATTTTTTGATCTACAATATGACATTCGTTTTTTCCTTTCGTTAGGGTTAGGGATACGATAGGTGTAGAAGTTGTTCGGACTTCTACACCGACTTTAAAAAAGTAACTAATAATTTATTTTCATGCTTCGGATTAAAAACCAATTTAAATCCATTCTTTAAAGTTCTTTTTTCTTTTTGCATTTTTTGATCTCCTATAATTTTTTCGGGTTAAATATTCAATACATTAATTTGATAATTCACTTCCTTCAAATCCACCTTATTCGCTTCCTTGCTTAAATTGAAATCTTCATTGGATTCAATAACAATCAGTTTTTTTTCAAATTGATTAATTGCATCCATTAAAACTTCTTTTGTTGCTACAAAGTAATGTTTTTTAGTTTGCATTGTTTGATCTCCTGTCTATGAATAAAAAAATATATATCTTATAAGAGATATTATCTATTTTATTTATTAATAAGTAAAGCACTTTTTGTCATACATTAATTATAAATATTAATAGGGTTCTATTCTGGAAGCTGGAAGCTGGAAGCTTTGCGATCACTGCGAATTTTTGCGGCTAAAAATTAGTTTTTTTCTAGTCTGTTTTCTTAGTCTGTTTTGTTCTGTTTTTTGTTCTGTTTTTCTTGTGTTTTTTCTTGTATTTTTTTGTTCTGTTTTTTCTTGTTTTTTCTTGGTTTATATCTATATATATAGCTATTTTTTAACGTAAACAAACGTAACGTAAGTAAAATTGAACGTAAACAAAATCAACGTAACGTAATTCAACGTACTGAAATTCAACGTAAACATATTCCAGGAGAATTGAACGTATACAAAATCAACGTATAGTCCTTACTTTATTATAGGTTTAATATTAGTTGTATGACAATTAAAAGTATGTTACTATCGTTTTTTTACCTAACCCTATAAGGAGAGAATGATGGAGTATATGTTTGAAGAAGATATGAGTGTAATGAATAGATATTGGATTACTGCCGATTCAAAAGAAGAAGCTGAACGCAAGTTTGAAAATGGTGAACACGATAACCATGATTCTAAGTATGACCAAGTTTTAGATTTAAGAAAATATGTATTTAAAGGTACATCTTGGGTAGAACTACAGGAGAACAAATTAAAGGAGACAAATGAATAAGGATAGATTTTACGAGTTATTAGACACTATGAAGATTTTACATGACGCTAAAAGACACGACTATGGCAATGAAGACGTACTGGCAAATTTTAAACTATCCGAACTCGCTGGTATTCCAGCGTGGAAAGGTTGTGTAGTACGAATGGGC